GTAACTCTCACCTATCAATGGTGGGAATCAGTAGCAGACGGTGTTGTGTAAGAAGAAAGGCTTCGGCCTTTCTTCAATTTTTTTAGGATGATTTTTAATGGCAATTAAACTCTTTGGCTTCACCCTAGGTAAACAAGACATTGTTCGGGCTCAATCACCTGAACAACCTTCTTTCGCACTTCCAAATGAAGCGATGGATGATGGTGCAGTTACCATCACATCTAACCCTTATTACGGCACTTATGTCGATTTAGAGGGTGCGGTTCGTAACGAGCTCGAATTAATCACCCGTTATCGTGAAATGGCAAACCATCCTGAATTAGAGATGGCAATTGATGATATCGTCAATGAAGCGATTACACACGATGTTACAGGTCGAACAGTCAACATTGTTTTAGATAAATTAAAACAACCAGAAACAGTTAAGAAAAAGATTATTGAAGAATTTGAGACCGTTCTCAAAATGCTTAACTTTGGTAATCTTTCTGATGACCTTTTCAAAAGATGGTATATTGATGGAAGAATTTACTACCATGTTGTAGTAGATGAATCAAATCCAAAAGAAGGTATACAAGAACTTAGATATATTGACCCACGCAAGATTCGTAAAGTGCGTGAATTGGTAAAAGGTCGTGATCCAAAGACTGGTGCAAATATTATTCAGTCTATTGCAGAATACTATGTCTATTCAGATAAAGGTACAACTACTCAAACATATTCTGCAAATGTAAATGCAGGGTTGAGAATTGCACCAGATTCAATTATCAATGTAAACTCTGGTTTGATGGATGCAAAAAATACATTCGTTATTTCATATTTACATAAAGCAATTAAACCACTTAATCAATTGCGTATGGTTGAAGATGCGGTAGTTATTTACCGACTATCAAGAGCACCAGAACGCCGTGTATTCTACATCGATGTTGGTAATTTACCAAAAGGTAAAGCAGAACAATATCTTCGTGATGTGATGATTAAGTATAAGAATAAAGTTGTTTACGATTCTTCTACTGGAGAAATCCGTGATGACCGTAAACACATGTCAATGCTTGAAGATTTCTGGTTACCTCGCCGTGAAGGTGGTAAAGGTACAGAAATTACTACATTGCCTGCAGGTCAAAATCTTGGTGAATTAGAAGATGTAAAATACTTTCGTCAAAAACTTTTACAGTCTTTGAATGTACCAATCTCTCGTTTAGAACCACAACAAGGTGGTATGATTGGTCTTGGTAGAACAACTGAAGTTACCCGTGATGAAGTTAAATTTAATAAATTTATTATTCGTCTCCGTAACAAGTTTTCACAAATCTTTGACCATGCATTAGAAAAACAATGTGTTCTTAAAGGTATTTGTACCAGAGAAGAATGGGATCAATTTAAAGAAGATATCTATTACGATTATGTAAAAGATAATAACTTTACTGAATTGCGTGATGCAGAATTATTGCAATCTCGTATTCAAACATTAACCACAGTTGACCCATATGTTGGTCGTTACTATTCTGCTGAATGGGTTCGTAGAAATATTCTTCAACAAACTAAAGAAGAAATTGCACAAATTGACCAACAGATTAAGCAAGAAGAAGAAAACGGAACTGGCGGTCCAATACAACAACCAGGTCAAGTACCTGAGGTGAGTGCTGAACAATACCCACCTGAAGATAATACTGCCGATAACGGTGCTTCTGAATCACTTACTCCACAACTGGATGCAGATGTAGAAAAGTATTCAGCGATACTAAATAGGCGTTAAAGGAGATTAATATGGATGTTTCAAATTTTATTAATAGCGTTGCAACTGGAAATGCAATTGAAGCCAAAGAAAGTTTAAATGACCTTCTTTCTGCTCGTGCATTTGAAGCACTTGATACTAAAAAAACAGAACTTGCACAGTCTTTATTTACAGGTAAAGAAGTAGAAGTTCAAGATACCGAAGAAACTGAAACAGAAGCTGAATGATAAATTTACAAGAATTTAGACAACTTGTAGAAGAAGAAAAGTCAGACTATTCAAAGTTTGATATGCTTGTTCGTGCTGGTCTTGCCAATAAGGCACAGATAGCACGAATTCATCGCATTTTGGATAAAATGACCGAAGAGCGACCACAGTTTAATAATGCAGATAAAGAAATCATGCGTAATCTTTTTAACCGCATGGTGGACATTATTAGCAACAATAAACAGATTTTTCAAAAAACTCGCCAAGTAGTTCGTGAAGAAATAAATGAAGCAGAGTTAGATACTGCCGATTATAAAATTGGTCCTTCAGGTCGTAAAGTTAGAGCGCATCGTTTTAAAGTAGGTGATGCGCCTGTAAAAGAAGAATATGAAATCGAAGAGGCGGCATTAGATTTAAACAATGACCCTCCTTTTGTGCTTGTATTAAAGCGTAAATCAATTCGTTTGTATCCTAATAATACAAAGATTGCACTTTACTACAATCAGAAATTAGACAAATATTTTTCTATACCTTATGGTGGCGGTGTTGATGCACCGGTTCAAGCTGAAGAAACACAAATTGAAGAAGGTGTTATGGACCAACTTCATAAAATTGTTGCCGATAAACAGGCACAAACAGTTAAATTTGGAAATGGTCAATCTCGTAAAGTAGACCATTTTACTGCCTCTGCTATTACGCAAGTTCATAAAGCTTTAAATGATGATAATAAAAAGAAATTTGCAGACATGGTTCACAAATCGCCTGCACATTTGGTTAAAGCATCTGACTTTGCATTTAGTAGAGCAAAATGAATTTAATAGATTTAATTATTGCCGGCAAATTAGACGAAGCAAAACAATGTTGTTGTGACCGTCTAAAAGAAATTACAGCAAAACGCTTAGAAGAAGCAAAGCGTTATGTTGTCGCCGATATGTTTGAAGAAATAGAAGAACAACTTGATGAGAAAAGAAATCCTAATCTCATTAAAATGGGACGAATTACTAGAGTTCGCCGTAGAATTAGAAGAAATGCAAAAGGTCGTATTGTGGTTCAAAAGAATCGCAGACGCTCAGGTATTAAAGGTTATAGAATTTCAGGAAATACTGTAAAAAGAATTTCTGCAACAGAAAGATTACGAAAGGCTCGTTTATTAAAACGGTCATGGAAAACAACTAGAAGAGCTAAATTACGCCGTTCGCTATTGAAAAGAAAAATGTCAATGCGTAGGCGTGCATCAATGGGACTAAGATAAAATGCCATACGAAATTATTAACAATAAAAGAAGTAAATCAGTTATCCGTGTTGTCGGTAATACTGCAACGCCGATTAATTTATCAACACTATCAACTGGTAGTGACGAAACTATTACTAATGCTTCAATTACACATATATCTGCACAATCAGATGGTGCATGGAAAATATATCGTGGTAATAATGCTAATACTGCTCAAACAGCTGTTTTGGTGATAGATTTAACTGGTGGTGGTAATGTAGATTGGCCTTTGGCACAATATGACATTTCGATTGCAAATAATTCATCGTCAAACATTTTCGTAACAAATTCAGGTACAGGTGGCACTCTTTTATTGACAGTAAGTAAGACTGCCACATTTGACCCTGCATTAATAGGATTGTAAAATGAAACTTATTACCGAAACAATCGATAATGTAAAGTATCTAACCGAAGCAACAGAAAACGGTAAAAAGAAACTTTTCATTGAAGGAACTTTCCTTGTTGGCGAACAGGTCAACAAAAACAATCGCATGTATAAGATGGATACATTACGCCGAGAAGTTGAGCGTTATACAGAAGAATTCATCGATACAAACCGTGCTTTGGGTGAATTAGGACATCCAGATACACCATCTATTAACCTTGAAAGAGTATCACATAAAATTGTGTCTCTCAAAGAAGATGGTAATTCATTTTACGGTAAAGCACTAATTCTTGAAACACCATACGGACAAATTGTAAAAAACTTTATCGATAACGATATTCAGGTTGGCGTTTCTTCAAGAGCTTTGGGTTCTTTAACTCAAACTAGAGAAGGATACAATTTGGTTCAAGATGACTTGCGCCTTGCGACTGCCGCAGACATTGTTGCGGATCCATCAGCACCAGGTGCCTTTGTTAACGGTATTATGGAAAACAAAGAATGGATGATGGTTGATGGAAAGTTTGTAGAAGCAGACCACGACCGCTTTAAAAAGACAATTCAGAGAGCTTCCAAAGGCCAAATAGAGGAAACTGCTCTAAAACTGTTCGAAAATTACCTCAGAAAACTTTAATTTTATAAATAAGAAATCATAAGGAGATTCCTAATGGCAACAAATAAACTCATGGAAGCCGCAGCAGACATTCTTGCAGGAAGCAAGAAATCAGCTCCAGCTATGCCACCAGAAAAATTAGCAGGTGCTGATGCAGTAGACCTAGGCGGTCCTACTCCTCAAAATAACAAGCCAGATGACGATTCTAATAAAATCGATGCAACTAAGGCTGCTAAGAGTGCAACTGCTCCAACAACAAAACCATCTGATGCTTCAGCTGACAAGCAAGATGCCATGAAAAAAATGGCAGAAGAAGAGCAAAAAGATGAAGAAATCATTGCTGAAAAAATGCATGATGACGAAAAGAAAGAAATGATGAAGAAGAAAATGAAAGAAGATATTGATGCATTATTTTCTGACGATTCTACCATTTCTGAAGAATTCAAAACTAAAGCTGCTACAATTTTTGAAGCTCGTGTATTAGACCGTGTTCAACAAATTGAAGAAGAAGTTGAGACAAAATATGCCTCAATGCTCGAAGAAGCAGTTACAGAAATCAAAGCCGACTTAACTACTAAAGTAGATGACTACCTCAACTATGTTGTTGAGCAGTGGTTGGCAGATAACGAAATTGCAATTGAGTCCGGTCTCCGTGCTGAACTCACAGAAGATTTTATTGCAGGTCTACGCAATCTATTTGCAGAACATTACATCGATGTTCCAACTGAAAAAGTTGACTTGGTTGATGAACTTGCCGGTAAAGTTGAAGAACTTGAAGGTAAACTCAACGAAGAAATCGAGCGTGGTGTTGGTTTTGCAAAAGCACTTGTAGAGTCCCGCAAGAATGAAATTACCCGTGAAGTATGTGATGGTCTCACAACAACTCAAATCGAAAAAATCAAATCACTCGCAGAGAGTGTAGAATTCTCCACAGAGGACGAATACAAAAATAAGATTGAGACAATTCGTGAGAACTATTTCCCATCTGGTGTTAAAAAAGCAGATGAAAAAGACTTACACGAACAGGTAGAAGATACTGATGCTAAGAAGGTTGATATTAACGACCCTCTAGTTGCAATGGTATCACAAGCAATTTCCAAAACAAAAATTTAATTAAACTCTAAGGAGAATCTCAATGTATTTGTCCGAACAATTACAAAAAAAATGGGAAGGCGTTCTGGATCATCCAGAATTAGCACCTATTAAAGACCCATATAAGAAAGCTGTAACTGCTGTTATTCTTGAGAACCAAGCTCAAGAAATGCAAAAGGCTGCAGGTATTCTTACAGAAGCCGGTCCAACAAACTCAATGACCAACACAGTCGCCTCTGGCGGTTTTGGTGGTTCTGCATCATCACCTGTTGCAGGTTTTGATCCAATCTTAATCTCTCTAGTTCGCCGTTCATTGCCTAACCTTATCGCTTATGATATCGCAGGCGTTCAACCAATGACAGGTCCAACTGGTTTGATTTTTGCAATGCGTTCACGCTATGCAACACAACTTGGCACAGAAGCATTCTATGACGAAGCAAATGCAGGCTTCTCTGGTGGCGCTACTGCTGCTGTTCCTTCAATTTCATTGCAGTCTGATACATCTGCTTCAGGTAATGTTTTCGCTAACACATTGTTTGCATCATTACCAAACACAATGACTACTGGTAAATCAGAAGCTCTTGGCGATGGCGGTTCTAATGTGTTCCAAGAAATGGCATTCTCTATTGAGAAAGTTACTGTAACTGCTCGTAGCCGTGCATTGAAAGCAGAATACTCAATGGAACTTGCACAAGAC